CTTTTGTAACATACTTTTGAGCCAGTTCGGCGAGTTTCCCCCAGAGAATTATGTTGTGCCATTCAGTTCTGGTTTCTTTTTCTCCTGATGCTTTGGTAAAAGTCTTATTGGTGGCCAGAGAAAATTTTGCAACTTTATTTTCTCCTATTGTCTTTATTTCGGGATCACCTCCTACATTTCCGTGTCCAATCCATTTATTCATCGTATTTATAGTTTTGGTATTTTTCTAATTTCTCTTTTACTTCGATAATAAGTTTATCTAATCTCTGTTCAAATAATTCAAATAATTCCGGTTCTGGCAGTACCTGAATAATAAATGGTTTCATATCCGGGACATAACTCATGAAATGGCAATACCTTAATCCCGTAACAAATAATTGACCCTGTACCTGGTATCTGTATTCAGAAGGCAATGAACCCCTTTCAATATATTCGAAGTGAGTTTTTGCCAATGGACATTTGATTTCTAATATGCCTTCATCTGGTAAAATACCATCAGGAGAAATGCCAGTCCATTCATGATACTTGTGTTCTTCATCAGGTATTATAAAACCCACCTGTTTAACGGATATATTTAAAAGTGCTTCATATTCAGATCTGGCCTCCGGCTCCATTTCAATGCCATATTCCATAGCTGCCGAAACATAGGTTTCTTCGGATTTGCCCGTAATAATCTCACAAACTATATTTGTTACCAAATCCTTATATGAATCTGTGGTTTCCTTAGATACCAGGTTTTTAAATCTGGTTCCCGTAATCCTTCCGCACCTTGCCTGATACCAAGCCTCAGACCTTTGCTCACAGTTAAATATAATCATGATTCAAGTGATTTATCCATTTCAACCATAAGTTCAAATAAAACCCATGCGTATTCAGAAAGTTCTTCCCTTTGTAATCTGCCCGAGACAACCAAGTCCTTTGCATAACTGACAGCAAAACCTGAATACCTGGATTGCTCCTTTTTAAGAGCTTTGCCAAAATTAGACTGTTTATTTGGATTTAAAGGTTTAATGACAATATATTCCTTTAAATTATTCTGCTTATCAGTATATGTTTTAATTTCCTCTGTAAACTCAGCCTCTTCGCCGGGAATAAACTTTTTCTGGTCTTGGCTCTTGGAATTATAAACGGCAACTATGTTATCATATTTGACATGGTAAGAATACATTTTGCCAAACTTGGTATCAAATTCTTTTGAGAACTTAACCTCTGTTATCAGTGCCTTCATTGCTTATAGTTTTTAAGGTTTCTACATTGGCAGAATTTATTTTTATCTGCATTTTGATTAGGTCGTTGAGAAATTTAACTTGCCGTTCCAGTTGATTGACACGCATCTCTAAATTGGTGATCCGGTTCGTATCAGCTAATTGTTGAAATAAATTATCGTACATGGTTTTAAATTATTTCAAATGAATAATAATTTTTAATTCCATCATCCCTGCATGAATGTGTAATTTGTTCGACAAGCAGATTAACCCTGCCATCAAAATTATGTTGTCTGTCTTTATGATCGATTTGAGGCCGAATTATCTGATAATTCTTTTTATCCTCTGTAAAATAAATAATAATTGTCATTGATTTATAAGGTTTTTTAATGTTGACTTTTTAATGTACAATATTCGGCCACTGACCATTACCTTGACTTGGTTTCTCATAATTGCCTTCTCAAGCTTCCGCTCCGAGATACTAAAATCCTGGAGGTAAATGACCGCTTCGTTAAATGTTATCCACATTATTTGTTGTCTCTAAAGAAGTGATAAATATAACGGACCGACTCAATGAACTGCCAGACCAAAAAAAGTGTGGCAATAATGGCTGTCGTATAAGCCAGGATTTTAATAATGTTTTCTGCTGTTTCCATGATGTGATTTATTTAGTTTTCTTTGACAAATATACAATATATCTGATATTTACAATATAAATTCACGATTATTTTAGTCAAAACGTACACATAGTTTAATTGTGTAGACGAACAGGCATATATAAACGACAAACGTTTCTGTTATATATGTTACGAAATTAGTACTCAAAGTACCAATATTTATACATTTTTGTTGAATAATAGAAATATTTATTATCCATGTATATGCAGTTAACATATAATAGGAGGATATTTAATGTATGTCAGGAATTTTACCTCAAAGTATTATATATGATACTTTTATTAATTTATATGCAGATTAATGCTTATTTATGCAAATATAGTATCATATATGCGTTTTTATTAATCATTATTTTTGTTGAATAATAGAAATATGTTTATACCGGATGGTATTATACTAATTAGTAAAATGTATTTTACAATTTGGTGCGTTTTTGTAAAATGTATTTAAACTTATGGAAAATATTTGCACTTATTACCTCTATACTGGAAGATATTTATACTTATTATTTATTAATGGAAAATATTTGCAATAAAAAGAGGCCGGAATAACCGACCTCCATGAGCCAATTATGAGCCAATTAGAATGTATATTTCAGACCAAACAGCAAACTCACAGGAAAATAATCACTATCCTTGAAATACTTTGGCGTGACGTTAATACCCGCTTGTAAAAGTTCCAGCGCAGAAACTGTCAGAGCCAATGAAATAGGTGCATCGGATTCCTGAACAGGAGTAAGCACAAAAGCATTTAATGAGAAATTATTATAAATACTCCCATCCATCAGTGTTTTGTAGTGTGCATAAGAAATGCCCCCTCCGGTCTTTATAAGCCCTTTCTGGACCAGTTTGTTCTCGGTGGTGTTATATAACGTTTCCATGCCAGAGATGCCCACAGCGAAGCGCAGGAGCCAAATACCGTTAAGATTCCTGTCTGCCGTCCACTCGTCAAAGTCCCGGGTAAAATATGGATGCTGGCTGACAGGCTGAAAAATACTCTGCGCTCCGATATTTATCGTAACGAAGATTACCGTAACCAGCAACAGGATTTTCTTCATTCCGTACTTGGCTTAAAGAAGATACCGATCAGTGCCACGACGCCTGCGATAACCGAACTAACGGCTGTCACGGTTGATGTTGCAATCGGTAATCCTTCGGCTGACTGCTCCGGTGTAACTACGCCGAAAGCGACTAAGATAGTGAATAACAGACCAAGAATTGAAACGGCTGTTTGTACCCACCCACTTGAATACTCTCTTTTTGTTCTTAATTTCATGTTTTTAATTTTTTAAAATTACTATTAAGATGCTTCCTTTAATTTCCAAATAAATCCACCAGCTGTTTTGCGTTTACCTCTGATGCATTTCCATATATTCTGAAACAATATTCCAGTTATGTTATTAGCATCATGCATTGAATCGAAATCCCTTAAATATTTACCTGTTTTATCGTATTGGGATATTGGTTTCTTATTGCATTTAACAACAAGCCCTTTTGTTCCTTTATTCCAAACGACACCAGTTCGGGGATGATTCCATTTATATTTTTTCCCCTTATTAGTATTAACTTGAAATTTCCTTTTTTGTCTTATTTTTTCTTTTACTTCTTCGGGCGTAACTCTACCCATTGAGCTTCCCGCAACTGGACAAATATTAAACCACGGCTTATATGAATCAATGAAATATTGTTCGGTTTTTATTAAATCATACTTATCACATCCAAGTAAAATTGTAAAAATTAAATCACTTTGACCATATTTATTATAATGATTTTGTAATTTATTATTTGGATGTATGTTTAGTCTTAATTTACGTAAATGCTCATTCCATCGCCTACATATATTCACGGCGCTTCCAATGTATGTTCTTTCGGGTTTTATAATAGACTGTATTTTATATATTGCTGATGTTTTCATTAGTTGCTCGAATAATCTTTAACATTTCTTGCTTTCATAATTTTTTTTGTTTGCAATTTAAAAAATATATTAATAAGGTGTAAATAAAATTATTAACAATTTAATTATAAGTAGGTATCATCGATAATAATTTTCTTGTCTCATCATCAATTAATAACCTATCAAAATAAAATCCTTCGTCTTTCCCGTCTGCTTCATCGCCATCTTTATCATAAGTCCAACTCCCATGCGAAGAATTATGAATCCATAATGTTTGCCCCTCAAAAAGTCTCCTGTTTAGTAGCTCTTCCGGCCCTTCGATTTCCGGTATTTGGTAAAAATCATTATTAGG